CCTTTTGCAAGAACAGTTTCGTTTTCCATATCGAAAAGCTGATATTTAACGGAAGAACTGCCTGCGTTAATAACAAGAATTTTCATGTTTTAATCACCTTTATTTATGTATTTGTAATTTAAGTTAATTATATATCATTAAAGTGAATATTTCAAGGGTTTTCGTCATTTTTCGGAAAAAAGTTAATTATTGCGGCTTAACGATACTTATCTTCATCGCAGGGCGAACCGCTTTGTTGCTGTCGTTTGCAGGGCTTCCGTATGAGCCTGCCGAACCGTGTTCGTAATCAATGCATACGACGGTCCTTGACCCTTGCCCGATCGTTCTCGTCCACCAATTGCACGCATTTTCAACATTTATTTCCGGATAATCGGGGCGGCTGTCTGTTGCATATACCCCCATGCTTTTTGCGTATTCGGTCGCAGCGCATGTCCTGTTGAAGTGATCAATGGTTTCTATCTCCTCACGGCTTAAAAGGAAAACATTGTCCGTAACATCTTTTCCGTTATCTGTTTGAAGTATCATTCGCTGTTCAACGGGGTCGAGAGCATCTGTGTAAAAAGTTCTGTTTAACCATCTTCTTAAGGATGAGTTTTCCCAGGTCAGCTCGTCTGACGTGAATGCCGAGTCAAATTCGAGACAGTCAAGCGCATATTTGCTGAGGACAAAAATATGATCTTCATGCTTTTCAATAACGATCCATTCGATCTCTTCTCTTCCGTTTTCAAGATCGTTGTCCTGCTCGTATCTGCCGAATGTTATACAGTCGCCAACCTCTGCGCTTGCAAGCTTTTCAAGGTTATTTTCGATAAAAATATCTTCCGCAACCTCAAGACTGTTTTTGTATCTTTTTATCTCTGTCAGTATTTTGTATGCTTCGTCCGTTTTCCCTTCGTCCATCAATGCTATCGCTTCTTCGTATTTTTTACTCGGGACTATTTCGGTTGTATATACCGAATAAACGGCAATTATCGCAATTAATACAACAATAAACGCAGTAATTATGATCTTTTTCATCTTTTTCTGTCCTTTTCCCCTTTTTTCTTTAATTATACAACATTCTGCGGCTTTTTTCAAGTGCTTACGGCTGTTTTTTTATATTCTCGCTATCGTTTCCGTCCAATATTCCGTCGGTCTGAACGTCGTTTCGCCCTCCGAAGATATCTTTGCTTTTATTTTATATTCAAAAGCTAAATTCCTGTCGCCTGTCGCTCTGTCCTTTGCCGTTATTTCGGTTATTATAAACGGCGTCGGACCGTAAAGCCCGAACTGAGGCGCGTTTATCCTCACTCTGTCGAAAAGCTGAAAGCCATAGGTGTTCGTTAAAAATGACGCTTCAACATTGTCGTTTGAATACGATCTTAAAATATTTACCGCCGCCGTAGTCGCCGCACCTTCCGATGTTATAAGACTGTTATGCATAACGCCTTCGTAACGTCCCGAACCGCCGTAGCTTGCCATGCCGTTTATCATTATCGTGTTTGTTGATTCCGAACGTATGCCGTTTGCTCCGTAAACCGTCTGAACGTTTCGGTAATCGCTCATATCTTTCGATATTTCAAGCGACATCAGATCCGTAATTCTGTTCGGCTCGGTGTTCGTTATATCAACGCAGTACATCGCCTCGGTTATATTTATGCCGTTCAAAAAGAAAAATGTTCCGTTTTCACGTATCCACCATTTGCTTCCGTCTGCCTCTCCGAGCTCATCGAAAACCTTTGCAAGCGATTTTCCTTTAACATAATAGCTTTCAAGCGGTACTCCGCCGGAGAACAGGTCGGGATTGTAAAGAAACCCTTCGCTTGTTTGAGATGTCGTTGCAAGGTATATAAGAAAAAGAGTTCTCGCGATCGCGCCTGTGTTTGTGTCCAAAGTTGAATATTCGCCGCAAAATCGGTGGGAAAGAACAGCTTCATAACCCTTGCATCGAACCGTGATGCCGCTTCTCGATTCGTTTCTGTATACCTCATTAACACCCGTCACTATCCCTGCCCATGCGATGCTGCCGTAGTCGTCCTCAAGATATGCCCTCATTCCGTAGCTTACGCTGACACCGTCCGAAAATTGAGGCTCAAGGCGGAACGAAAGCTCCGAACGGAACGTTCCGTATCTTCGCCATACGACCGTGCCCGAAATTGTCTTGTCTGTCAGATCAACGCCGTTAACATATATCTTCATCAGTTTACAGCCCTTTCTTCAATGATTCCTTCGCCGTTTATGTATATGTCCGCTTCAAAGCCGTAAAACGGGGTCCTGCCGCTGTCATCTCCCGAAATTCTCGTTACCGCAACGCTCACAGGGTACCGTCTTCCTATAAAGCTGCTTTCCGAAACCCCCTTTTCTTTCCTGTCAAATAAAAATATCTCGCTCTTGCATTCCGTTCCCGTAAACTCTGCAAGAGAAAATAAATAATCGTTTGCAGGATCGCCGATAACTCGGTCTGCCTTTATGCTTATTGTTTCCGTGTAGCCCAATATCTCCGTTTCGGTCGATCTTTTCGAGACGTATTGAAATGTTTTGACAATGGGCTTTATCTTTCGTTCGTATGATTTAACGCCTGCGCAAAGCGGCGAATAAAGCCCGTATCCCGTTCTTACCGCAATGCCGTAATCTTTTCTGTCTGCAAAGTTCATTCGTTTTCCTCCCAGTATAAAATGTAAAACGATGCCTCGTATTCATCGTCGCCGTTGTCCGTTCTTCGCTTCAGCTTCGGATGGCTTTCCGTTCCCGCTTTGAGCGCCAGTCCTCCGTCTAAAGAAGGAAGACTCTTTTCACATATCTCCGCCGCTTTTTCAAGAGTGCCGATCGCCCCCGATCTTGTTGCCGTGTCGTAGTTTGATACTCTTAAGGTCAGCGTAAAAATGCTCTTTTTAACGTCGCCTCCGTATATGTAGCCCTGAACCTCGTCGGGGCCGTCCTTTATCTTCAACAGAAGCGTTCCGTTCGCTTTCTCTGTCGCTTCGGGGAATATCTCCGGAAGCTCCGAAAACCCCGAAAGCCATGAAATTACAGATCTTTCAAGTCCTTTTATCATTGATATAACATCCTTCCTCTTCCGCTTATTTCAATTATTTCCGCCTTTGTTAAGCTGTCGTATGTAACGGAATATACGGTAAATACCTCACAGATCTTCTTTATCTCGTCCGCACCGTTGTCAAGAGAAAAATCCGTCTGTCCCACTGTTATCATATCGCCCTCTTTTACGGTCCAACATCTTGCTCTTGCGCTTTCTGTCATCGCCGCATGATCGTTCTTGTTCGCATATATAAGCTCACTGCAATTTGCAGGATTTACATAAAGCTTAAAGCTGTTGTACGGAAGCAGACCCGTGTCAGACGGACGAACGCTTTCTTTTCGCTCAAATCGCACGTTCTTTAATACGTAACGCTCGTAAATGCCCTTTCCGTTAACGTCTTCGCCTGATTTATGGTAGACCGTAACCGTGCTCTTCATCAGTTTTTTTAACATAGCCTGTCCTTTCTTGTTTAAAAAAGAGGCGACTTTGCGCCGCCTCTTCCGTTTTCAGTTAGGGTTGAGTAACCCCGCTTCGATTAGTATTTTAACGATCTGCCTGCCTATTTCTTCGGCAAGCTCTCGTATGTCAATGTCGTGTACTTCCTTCTTTTCCGAAAGAATTTCCACAATTTTATCGTCAATACCGTTTATGTTACGCACCGAATATCAAAAGCCGTCCTTCCTTTGAAAATGTCAATGTCGTGTACTTCATGTTTTCCCGAAATAATTCGGAAATCTTTTTATATCGCACGCTGTATCAGCCCCGCATCCATTAAAAACATCATCGCAAGCCCCGAGATCGGTATTCCGAGGTACGAAAGACCGCTTTTGTGTCTGTACGATACGGATGCGTTTCCTATTTCCTCTCTCGATATTTCCGTTCCCATAGCACCGAGATATTCTTTGCCGCCGAGAGAATAAAGCATCTCTGTCTGTGCGCAGGCAGCCTTTTTTGCCGCAGTCGCTTTCCCGTTTTCTTTTTTTACGGCACCGCTTGCCTTGCCTGCAGTCAACGCTTCGATTATGTCGCAGGCTCGCTCCGCAAACTGCTCAAATTCTTCTTCTGGAATGGGAGAACCTTTGTATTCTCCCATATAATAGCCGTGATCGATAAATGCCATGGCTTAACCGAGAACTCGAACCGCAAGTTCGGGATAAAGAGTTGTGAATCCGTAAAGGGTATCAACGGACATTGTCTGCTTCTTTGTTGAAATATCGTAATCGAATGTTACACGCAGAGAGATTCCGTCAAAGGATGTAACATAGCTTTCGGCACCGCGTGCTTTTTCGAGAGGACGGGAAACGAAGCCGAATGCATTCTTGTGAAACGCAAGATTTGCGGTATGGTCGTCAACAAGCTCAACGGCGGTTTTTGCGCTGATGCCGCCGGAAGCAACCGCAGGATAAATTTTTGCGGAGATAACAGAGCCGGAGGCTGTTGCGTTTTCTGTTACAACATAATTTTTGCCGCCGATCTTTAAAATGTCGCCTTTTACAAGTGTGCCGGATGTGCAGTCGATCCTGATCTGCTTATCGCCTGCGAATGCAGAGGATGAAACAGTCATCGCACCGGTCAGGGTGCCTTTCTTGTGTTCATAGACCTGCTGTGACATGTAATTTTCAAGGCCGATAAGTCTGCCGATAGATCCGTTTCTGAGCGCTTTTGTGCTGCCGCTCTTGTCTGCGGAAACAATGGCGCTGTCAGCCTGGAATGAAGCGAGAGCTTCGCTGTCCCAAACGCAGTATCTTTCCGTGAGAGGCGCTTTGTTGTCGTTTAACGCTTTTGCAACAGACGCAAAAGTCGCAATACCGGAGGGTACTTCGCCTGCAGCCCCGCAGGTGTAGGGAATATCCCTGTAGAGCGCAAGACCGTCGGCATTGATCTTTTCTGCGATCGCAACCGCCGCAGGCGTTACGACCTGACGTGTGAAGTCCTCAAGATTAAGCGCCATTTCCTTTGCCGTAAGCTCAACGGAAACGTCTGCGATCTTGTCAAGGGTAACAAGTACGCTGTTTTCTTTAACATCCTGCACGTCGATCTGGGATGTAAACTCTTTTGCGGAATATACCGCAGGCTTTTTGATCTGAACAACGTCGCCCTTTTTGCCCATTCCCGAACAGAATTCCTTGTAGGAAAGTGCGGGAAATACAAGATTTTCATGGAGAATAGGGAGTGCAGCTCTTGCTATCTCCTGAACTGTAAGAAATGTGTTTGCCATTTTTTTTATTTTCCTTTCTTTTTTAAGCCGATCACTCGGTCTTCATTATGTTTTTATAAAATTCTTCGTCACTCATTCGAGATGCGTCTTTTGTTACCGTTCGTCCTTTCGGAAGAAAAGTCGAAACCGTCCTTACCTGCGGCGCTTCGTCCTCGAAAAGCCACGGGTTTTCTCTTTTCAGCTTTTCCGTATGCTCCGAAAGAAGCTCGTCGTTAAGCCCGTTTTCATCGTAAACAGAACTCTCGTCAAGCATTGCTCTTGCCGCTTTTATGTTTTTCGCCCTTGTCTGTGAAAGTAAAAGCTCTATCCTGCTTTCGTTTTTTACACTCAACAGCTCGCTTTCAAGCTCTCTGTTCTTTTGCGAAAGACTGCTTAATGCGGAAAATTCTTCATCGTTAACAAGATGAAAACCTCCTTTCGAAGCCAATCTCTTTTCAAATGATTCAAGATCGAGGCTTTCATTTCCGAAAACCGATTCGAGAATGTCTCTATTCATTACCGTTCACCTCTTTGAGTATTCTTTTTGCCGTCTGTTCATCTTCGCCGAAATGCTTTATTCTGTATTCATACGGCATCATTATCTTTTCCTTTACAAGCTCCAGATCTCGCTTCTGAACAGATGCCTCGTCTTCGATAACGCTGTCGTCAAAAATAATGCTGACAGACGCATTTTCGTCTATCTCTTTGCATAGGAATCTCGCTCCTATGTACAAAACAGCCTTCGCTATCGAAATAAGAGGACGTTCAAGCAATATCTCATGCTTTCTTATGCTTCGGAAAAGATTCGAGTTTTCGCTGTTGATCTGCGTTGCCGTAACAACGTTCGATGCGTCAAATCTGTAATGCCTTTCACCGAAACCGCATTTTGAGGACAGATAGTTCATCTGCTCCTGTATCCCTCGCACATGGTCCGCAACACGAAGCGCAGGGTTGAATTCCTGCGGCATCATATCGCCGTCAAGCGCTTTGTCGCCAAGATACATAAAAAGCTGTCTGTTCGTGTCCTGAGGCGCAAAATAATTGCCGTTGTCGTCTCTTTCAAGCAAGTCACGGCGTAAAAATACCATCTTTTTGCCAAGAACGAATTCCATGTTCAAGCTGTCATAACAAAGATCGATGCCCTTGATTATGTCTATTGCGTCCGCAAAAACAGATATTCCCATCGCCGATGTCGAAACCGCATTGTTTACAATATTCGGCTTGATTATCGCAAACCAGGGTATGTTGTTCCCGGTTTTAACTTTAGGCGCAATGTTTTCGGGCAGGGAAACTTCGCAAAAACCGTCTTTTTCGGAAAAACATCGGTTGTATATCGTGTACTCTCCGTCTTCGACAAGATGCGCCTGAATATAAAGAAGCTGTTCGCCGTTTTCAACGACCTGTCGTGCAAATGCAACCTCTTTTATCTTATCTCCCGACCATGTTATCGGAAAAATACTTCTTGCATCGATATAATCAAAATTGATCCTTCCGTTTTCTGTCGGGTGAATGTTGCCTTTTATGTCAACGTCCACTCCGTCCACACCGCATACTATCGCGCCTGTGCCCATAGCAAACGTCTTTTCAACAAGCCTGTTTGCTTCGGTCCAGAAATCGTTTTCACCGAAAACTCCGCCCGAACCATCTTCGCCCTGAATAAATAAACTGCTTTTCTTGTTCCCTATCAAAATATACGTCTTCTCGTTCAAGAGAAGATTTGCCCAGTCTTCGCAGACTCTCTTTGCCATGTGAAGCCTGTGCATCGTTCTTTTTACGGTCGAAAGCCCATTGTTGATATAAACATTGTGAAAACCCTCAGCAGAGCCCGAATACCATTCGTGCCATTTGTCTATGAGCGCTTCCATTCCGTCATCAACAGTCTCTGCACCGAAATACTCTCGCAGGCATTTGTGAATTGTTGAATTGTCCAAGGTCTGACCTCCTGTTTTTTTATTTCGGAACGGCTTACCATTTGATAAACCTTTCCCATGCATATTCTTCAGCGTCCGCCGTATCTATATCGCACGTTCCGTTGTCAAGACGTCTGTCAGGATTCTGAGGGTCCCAAAGCTGCGTTGCCGTGCTTTTTATGACATTTTCACAACCCTCAAGAACGCTCCATCTGTGTTGGGAGATAAGTCTCGCTTTCGTTGCTATACGCTCCGCTATCGGGGTCTTCCTGCTGTCGCCTATAGCAAGCTTTAACCCCGCCTTTCTCGCCGCACGTACAACTCCCGCCGTAAGATACTGCGCCTCGCTGTCCATAAATGCGTATGTTATCGGAATATCAAAGCTTTCCGAAAGTCCGCCGACAAATGATATAAACTCTTTCTCTATCATGTCGGGCGTTATTTCTCCCTTGCGTCCTTTTATTCGCCTGTCTCGCAATACGATAACTCCGCCTTCGCCCTTTCTTAATCCGACCGCAACAAAAGCGGATGCGGAATTGTGTCCGCCGTAATCCACGCCGATGATTATCTGTGATACATCGTCGGGAACTTCCTTTACGGTCCATTCTTCGGGGCTCTGCGCAAATTGAGGAAATATCAACCCCTCCGCCGCCGCACGTTCACCGAGTATCGACCGCCTGTACCAGAATGAACCTATCTCATACTGCGCTTCTATCTCCGCTCTTCGCTCGCTTGAGATCGAGGCGTTGTCCCAGATAGTGAATTTTTCGTGGTTTACGTTTAACCCCATCTCTGCGTATTTGTCAACATACTCCGAATATATCGGATGCGACGGATAATCGGGGTTGAAATCCCATAAAACACGCCTCATCTTCGCCGCAAGCTGTCTGTTGAACGCTTCGTCGATAAAACATTGATCGTCCCCCGAAATGTAATGCTTGTTGACCTCCGTCGCTATCCATATGCCGTATGAGTTGCCTCTGATCTTCTTGTAACTGTCGGCTTTTCCGCCGCCCGCGAAAATTACTATCTTTTCGCCTCTCTTTATCGTTTTAACAAACAGGCACGTGTTGCCCTTGTGCTTTCCCCATCGGCATCTGCCCCTGAATATGTGCTCAAGCCCGAATCCGTTGCAGTCACCGATGTTTGTGAGTGCCGTCGTTAACGTCGTTCCCGAAGCCAGATGCAGTTTGTCGGGCGAACGCTCAAGCAATGCCGCAAATGCCAGCACGTTCGCTATCGTTTTCCCCGATCGCACCGCACCCTCCGCAAAATTGAACGTGTGGTCCGAACATCTTCTTATATATTCCTTGTGCTTTTCCGATAACGGCTGCCAGGGGATCGTCTTTCTCTTTATCATGGATCCATTATTTCCAATTCGTCAAGGTCTTCGATCTCTTCTTCCGGCGTTCTCTTCCATAGGCCGAGATAGTCGCCGAGCTTAACAAGCGCCTGCTGCTTGTTGTAAAGCTTGAATTTAAATCCCGACCTCGAATTCGTTATCTCCGCTACAGCTCTCGTGTCAAGCGCTTCGCTGTCTTTGACAACTATCTTCGCCTCTCCGTTTTCATCAACGAAAAACGAAAGATAATTCGTTATGTCATCAAAGGCTATCTTCGCAAGCTCTTGTATGATTCGCTGCTCTGTGATCTTTTCTTTTTTCTTTCTTATGCTTAATACGCCTTCTTTCATACGCTTTGCGGCTCATCGGGTACCCTTCGCTGTCCGTAATTATATAATATCACACTTTTAGTGAGAATTTTCTCAACTTTGTTCAAAAAAAACCGTTACGGCAATTTTTTTTACCGTAACGATCAATTTTTTTATTTTATTTTAAGTTTTCGTAAATCGTGTCAAATAAAACGCCTGTTTTATCCGAGCCGTGTTCCCAATACATGATCCCTTTCAGCCCTTCACGTTTTACATATTCGCATTTTTCTTTAACAGACTGCGGATCATCGTAGGAAATAAAGTCTTTTCCGTCAAAAAGCCAGGGGGCTTTTGCCGTATCATCCCAATATTTCGTGAATCTGCCGCTCTTTTCGTGGATCAGGCTGATCTCCGTATATCCCGGACCGAAGCCGCCGCCGGTAGGGGAGGGCTGATGCATTCCGTTGTTTATATTCGGGACATTTTTCCACATTCTTGAGTAGAACGCCGCACCGAGAACCATCTTATCCTTCGGAATACCTATACCTTCGAGCATTTTTACAGCGCGGTCCGCACTGAATATAATAGGTGCATCAACAGGGTCGTAAAGACACGTATGATGTCCGGTCGGCTGATCCCAACCTCGCAGATCGTATGTCATGAGGTTCAGAAAATCGAGATATTCATGCGAAAGATGGATCTCCGTCCTGTCTATATACCATTGACCGCACGCCGCCGCAGTCGTAAGCCAGCATTTTTTGCCACGCTCTTTTTCGTATTCGTCAAGAGCTTTTCTGTACTCCGAAAAAAGACGTGTGTGCTGATATTTCTCTTCAAGTATACCTTCATCGCCGGGAAACTCCCAGTCGCAGTCTATTCCGTCAAAACCGAATTCACGGACTATATCCATCGTCGAATCAACAAATATCTTCATGCTCTCTTTATTCGCCGTTGCGGGTCCGTGTCCGTGCTGGTCGCCGCCGCCCGTGGAAAGCAAAATATTAAGGTCGGGATTGCTCTCTCTTATCCTTTCCAATTCGCTCAGAAACGGACGCTGTCTGTCGATGTTTATTTTACCGTCCTTGACTATCCCGAAAGCTACGTTCAGATGCGTAAGCCTTTTTGCCTGCAGATCGGTTATTTCGTAAAGAGACCGTCCTGTCGAATAACCGACATACACATATTTTCCGTTTATCATATTTCTCTCCTTTTAAAACATAAAAACCCAACGTGAAATCGCTTCCACGCTGAGTCTTTTTCATTTATTTACAGAAGTTTCTTGCTATCTCTGCCCATTTCCAAAGTCTTGTCGGATCGTTTCTTACGGTCGTTATATCTTTGAGGATAAACTCAACGGGGCATCCGTGCTTTGATGTCGCATTAATAGTCTTTTGGAATTCGTTTTTAACAACATCTTCGGGGAAGATGTCCCATGCAACGTTCGCAGGGTTCGGTTTTCTCGAATATACATAATCCTTGCCGATCTTTTCAGCTCCGAGGTCTTCGTTTACCCACGGGCTCATCGAGATCTTTCTGAGGTTCGGGATCTTTCTTAAAACATCAACCTTGATATCGTTCGGTTCGCAGCAGCCGTAATAACCCAAACCGAAACGCTCGTACCACGGAATTATGTACTGAACGTCAAATTCATCGTGCATTTCGGGAGATACCATCGAGAAAAGCTGCGGCGCACTGTATGTCCAGCTGTTTTTCGCTGTATGTGTGTCTCCTGCGTTCGGATCGTCTCCGTAACCTTCCATAACATCGTTGTATGCACCGGTGCAGTGTACGGTGTCCATTCCCGCTGTCATAAGTCCCTGCTCTTCAAGCTGGTCAAGCATATGCATATGCATTGCGATAACTTTTTTGAGAAGTCTGTGAATGAAATCGGGATCGTCCGCCATGTCGTACATTATGTTTTCAACACCGCGCCACCAGGAAATTCTGTCCCAATAATGGAAATATCCGTCGTAACCTGTCATTTTAACGCCGAGAATGCCGTCAAGAATGCTTTCGTGGATCTCTTTGTTTCTCTTTGTTGCTTCAACATCATACGTAACCACGGGCATTATAAGCTTCTTTTCAAGCGCTTCGTCATTGGGAAGCTGGTCAACATATACATGCGTGCTTGCTCCCGAACTGCCGTCATCCTGGAATATCGCAGGCATGTTTACGCCTGTTACGCTGTACGATTTTCCTACATTTATATAAGGTCTGACAGGACGGTCGTCTGCCATGTGCTTCTGTCTGTATATTGTCTCACGAAGCTGCCATTCTATTCCTCTGCAAACGGGATCTTCGCATCTTAACGTCAGCTCGTCCTCGTAATTCATTTCATGCCAACATACCTGGTCGATCATGAACATCGGTCTTTCGGGGTTTAGCCCGTTGAGCTTCTTCCAAAGACGGATCTTTTCTGCCTGCTCAGGCTTCGCCGCAAGCTCCGCAACCTGCTTTGCAAGCTCTCTTACTATCTGTAAGTCTTTATTCATATTAATTAACCATAGCCTTCGTTTGCGAAAGCTTCCTTTCATATGGAAATTGGGGTTGGTTTTGCTAAGCAAAATTGTTACTGTTTAAGTGTCGAAAACCACAAATCTGCGTGAAAAATACTTTTTCACGCCCTATCCCTCCGTTTATTATTTATTATTGGGATAAGGCTTATTTGTCTATGATACAATTATATCGTATTTTACGTCTTTTTCTTATATTATAATATTATAATATTTGCGTATAAGAAAGTTTTTGTGAACTGTGTCCTACATTTGAACTCTGTATATAAAACTGTTACAAAATATTGTCATCTATTGACTTGTGTTTCTATTTGTGATAGAATTTTTTCACAGTAAATCAATAAAAGGATGGTGAAACCATGACCGCAGCTGAATACCTTTCAAAAATTCCCGATCATATAGCCGAGGCAATGCGTGCTCGAGACGTTGATGTTGAAGGAATAATTTCATATCAGTATTCCGATATGGATAAAGAGGGTAATTTTGTCGATTGCTGGGTATTTTTCGATAAAGAGCTCCTTTATATTTTAACAGGCTACGATAAAGTTGAAAAGACCCGCGGCAATAAAAAGCTTAAAGCGTCATTCGAATTTCTTTCGATCGACAGAATAGACCATTCCACTCTTAAATCTGTCGAGGTCGAGCGTTTCGTTTCGACAGCGCGTTTGGTAGCTCACAAAAAGGACGAAAACGAACCCTCCGAGGAGCTTTTGAAGTTCTCTCTCGGTATCGCAAATAAAATGGTTCCGTTTGTCCGTCATTTCAATGATTTTAAAGAAGGCAAGGCCGTTGAATACAGCGATAAGGACGAGGATGAGATCTTCTGCCCGAAATGCGGCTCAAGATATCCCGACCCAAGCAGAAAGATCTGCCCGAAATGTATGGATAAAGCGTCTGTGTTCAAACGTCTCCTCGGCTTCTTTAAATTTTACAAAAACAAGCTTATCGCATACTTTGCAATGCTCATTATCAGCACGGCGTTTACCGTCGTCTCTCCGTATCTCGGAACAAAACTTCTTTACGATAATGTTCTCACTCCCGGCATAGATGCCAACCTTTTCGGCGAAGTCGGTCTCGTTATCGGTGTTATAATTTTAGCAAGAATTCTTTCGTTGCTCATTAACATCGGTCAGTCTTATATCGTCGGCGGAATCATTCCCTGGGTCGTTTACGACTTAAAAGTAAGGATCTTTACAGCCATGCAGAAGCTTTCCGTCGGCTTTTACACCTCAAAGCAGACAGGCTCGCTTATGACCCGTGTAAACCGCGACTCAAACAATATCTATTGGTTCTTTGTTGACGGTGCACCGAGCGTTGTCGTCAATGTCCTTATGTTTATCGGGATCCTCGCCATCATGCTCTATATGAACTGGCAGCTTTCGATCATCGTCGTCATAACGATCCCCGTTCTCCTTTTCCTCTATAAGATCATTCAGAAATCTTTCCGTAAGCTTCATCATGCACGCTGGATCAACGAAGCAAATATGTCGTCCTATATAAGCGACTCAATGTCAGGTCAGCGTATCATTAAGGCGTTCGCAAAAGAAAAAGAAGAAAGCTCCCGCTTCGCAGGCTATTCCGGAAG